GTATTTACAAACTGTGCAGAAAACTGCAAATTGTATAAACCAGAATAACTAACATTCAATCGTGAGCTATTAGACAATGATGCTCCAAGACTATAGTCTGTGGTGCTAAATGTCATTGGATAAGCTACTGTAGTACTTGCTGCCGTTTGGTCTGTATCGTCTTGTACTGCTAAATATGGGTAATACGCAGTTGCTGATACATCATCTGTAGCCATCAACAGAATGACAGAATCTACACCAATACGAGCATCTGTAATTGTTGTTGTAGAAGCACCACCTGTCGCTAGAGTTACCGACCCTGTATTGTTAGTCTTGCCGTTCATAATCCCATTGACTACTTCGGCAACACCTCGCTGATCTGCTCCAAATGGAGGCAAAACTCGAAACATTATCGGCTTCCTAACGGATTCATTTCTACATCAATCCCTACTGTGTTAGTCCATTGACCTGTAGGTGTTAATTGTAGACGATGATACCTTCCAATACCACGAATTGAGACTCTATTTTCGCTATCTGCTGCTGTCTGAGAGCCAAATACTACTTGATCGCTTAGAAGCCTTCTAGAGAACAAAGCAACAGATCCAGAGCCACCATCTACAATTGGTTTAGCCAATGTAATTGCAGAGGTTACTCCAGGCATTTCAATATCACCTGTTTCAATATAGGCTGTGTTGTTTGCGCCTGAAAATGTAATTATCTTGGTGTCTCTTACTCCAGCAAATTGCATTTTTCCACCAAGCCATACTCGGCTATCAAAACTAGAATCAATCTGTTCTAGGTTGCCAAATACATCCATGCCTTCTAGGTCAAATGTTGGTGTAGAAGATGATGCAATTCTGCTTGCAGTAGTAGTGCCACTAGTCCATTTGTTTGTCTGATAATTGTAGATAAGCAGTTTATCTACAGTTGCTGATGATTGAGAGGCATAAGCCCAAATAACTAGCTTTCTAAATGGGTCTACTGCTGCTGACATAAGGCTTAATGAGCCTTCGTCTACATCATTAAAGAAGTAGCGATTAACCTTTTCATTACCAATAGGAATAATCTGCTGACCATCGCAAGCATAGAAGCCATCATCTGATAGAAAGAATGATGTGCCACCATACTGAATAATAGAGTTTGCTTCGTAGCATCCTTGGTTTCGACTAATATTATCAAATTGGAATACTAATGGGCTACCAATATAGCTCATCCGATGAATTGATCGATCCATAAAGACTAGACCAAACTCGCCACCTGTAATGCCAACTACTGCGCCACCATCAGGAATATCTTGAAAGTCTGCTTGTGTAGTTGCTGAATTAGCCCAATTGGATTCATCTCCTAATGCTGACCATTGCACTCGGTTTGGATATACAGTAGAACTATTGATATAACCTGAGACCACAAAGTCTCGAACTACTGTTACATATCTTGCTTCTGGCGCATCTACTGCTAGGTCTTGGAATGTAGAACTAGTGTTTACATTGTATCCTTGCAGTCTGTTGCCACCATTGGCTGCAATTAAGACATTACCAAATTGGGTAAACCTCCACCTTTGATTGGTAGGAGTTGTATATAAAAAGGTTACTGTGCCTGTATCAGCAGTTGTTGGAATGTCCGATCCAGACTTTGTATAGGTAAATGTAGTGGTTGTTGGAACTGTTGCTATGGTTGCTGTTCCATTAACACCTGTGCTGCTTGTTGCAGTAACTGTTACAGAATCGCCTATAGAATATCCATGAGCTGCTGATGTTGTAATAGTTACTACATTGGTTGTTCTGACTACATTGGTGATTGTTCTGCTTGCCTTAACCACAGAATCCAAAGACAGGTCTGATGTATCTAACTTAAATAGTTTTGTAGCACCTCCAGCAAATACTGTGGTCAATCCTGCCGATGTTCTAGCAGCTACAACATTATTTAGGTTTTCGGATGCTGCGCCAGAGTAGTCCTCTGCTGCATTGATAGCACCATAGCCGATAGCCTTAGAAAAGACATTCTCTGCCCTTTGTAAGCCATTAGCAAGACCTGGCTGATCTGGAGTCCACTCTCCAAATGTGATTCGACTTATTGCCATGTAGAAGTTCCAATATTCTTATCTGTCCAAGTGTCTGAGCTAATGCTCGTAGGTGTCCATGTTGTTGCGCTTTCTGCCTCTAGAGTCCATGTATTTGTAGCACTAGGTGTGGCAGTCCAAGACTCAGAACCCTCTGGCTCTGTAGTCCATTCTTCTCCAAAGATTTTACCTTTGCATACAACATTAGACGATGCTAAAACAGAACCAACTCCAGCTAATATTCCGTATCCAGTAGCATCTACAAAAGCCTGCGCTACTACTGATCCTTGTCCGTCTGCTGTGTAACTAGCACTTGCAATGACTGTTGCAGAGCATCCAATTGAGCCTGTAACTGTTCTAATGCGGATAGAGTCTGCCGAAACAGAACCTGTTGCTGTGATAGCACCAGATCCACTAAATATTCCATATCCTTCTGCATTTGCGGAGGCTGTTCCATTAATTGCACCTGTAGATGTTCTAATTCGTATAGCTTCTACATTTGCGGAAGCGTTACATGAAACGGAAGCATCTCCATAATAGATGCAGGTGCTTGCAGAGTTCCATGCAGGATCGTCAAAAGAGACGAGTATTTGTTCAAGCGTTCCAAACTGATCTATGTCATCAATAGAAAACGCACCACAATAATCTGCTGGCATATTAAGCCAATGTTACTGTCAGACTTCCTGATGCAATTTTAAAGATGTCTGCTGTGTCAATTGTTTTGGAAGCATCTAACTGGGTGTGGTAATACATATTACCACTTGATACAGCATCCCAAATACCAATGTGTGTTATTGTTCCCCATGAACCTGTGGCTTGTGGGAATGTAATATCTGCATCGGTTGAACTTGCTCCGTTAGAAGGCGCACCAAAACTAGCCGATTGACGAGCATACGATCCACCGCTTACTTCTGTGCCTGTGCCTGCATCTGTAGGGTCTGCGGTATGCAGACTAACATAGACTGTAGCAGGAGATGTAAAGGTTGTTGCTCGTAGAGTCGCATTGATTAGTGCATCCTCTAGGTAGTTCGACATTTCAGCCATTTTGTTTCCTTATCGAGAAGTAATACGCATCTGTAGAGGGATACCAGAGTATTCTCCTCCTTGGTCTGCATCGGAGATATTTTTGATAGCTCGGTCATACAAGGTTGCCCATGTTTGTGTGCGAGCATCGTTGATTAAGTAAGGCTCTGCTTCCAACAAAGAAGCGTATAAAAGTGCGTCTGGATAGTTTGCTAAGAACACATTGCTTGCAGTTGTGTTCGACAGAATCGTAGGTTTAGCATAGTATAAAACCTCTAAGACATACGCTGTGTCTGGAATCGGTGCGAACTGAAACTCGGAAGCCAAGATGGTGTAATACATTGGCTTGCCATTCTCGTCTGCATAGGCATCTCTTGTAAATGCGCTAGGAGACATATAGGTTACTGGCATCCTTGGATTGCCTTGGATATGTAGATCACGAATCTCTAAGAAATCAGTAGGAAGTGCCACTTTCGGATCTGCGCTGACCATCGTAGCAGTAGCCGACTTTAACATCTGGCGAGTGCGTAGTTCCCTTTGGAGGCGCAGTTCTGCCATGTAGATAAAGTCAGGTATTGTCGATGTCAGATCAGACCGACCCAAGTAGCTTGCTACTGTAGTCTTTAGATCGCTGTAATTCGTAAATGGCATATTAACCCTTATTCTTTAGGCAGCTCAACATTGTGCCACCCATAAACATATTGTCCAATATGTCTGATGCCTTTGGATAAGTCGTGGTCTACCCAAGTATCAAACCCTGCATCCTTTGCTTTAATACAGAAATAAATATCTTCGCCTAGTAACTTATTGTTGGGAAGTTGTTCAAAATAAAAATATGGTTCTTCCATTGCTTTGAACACTCTTGTATTCACTAGCATTACACCACATCCAATACCATCGGCTTTTTCAATGCCTGACTTTGCATTGGAGTAAATTGGAATCCAATCTACAGACTGATCTTCATTTACTACAAAGTTCTTAGCTGTCGGCTTAACAGGCTCAGATCGTGTCGTTGCATTGACACCAATAATGTCCTTGTTATGCGACATAAGGATCTTTAATGTGTCCTTTGGAAACCGCATATCAGCATCTACAAACAACAGGTAGTCTGCTTTAACTTCTACTGCTGTCTTTACTAAGTTATTTCGTTGGTCGAATATCAGCGTTCCAGCACTCGTAAACAGGTCTATTTCGTGTTTTGTGGTCTTAATGGTATATGCACACATTGCCACTAAATCAAACGCTGTAGCGACCTCCATTTGCCCTCTAGCAGGGATGCAGATAGC